ATAATTATTCATTGGATCTACAAAGAATCCATTCTTAAACCTTGAAACTGCAGTATTAGCTTCACTAGGTATTACTATATCTTTTGTATTCTTTTCTAACGTGTTAAGAAGAGAATAATATTCAAGACTTGATAGACGTTCCTCTATCTGTCTTATGTCCTTCATTGTATAACGCTTCACCTGATCGGTTTTTACTAATGTGGCATACTCAGGGCGCTGAGATGCCGTAGCTACCTTTGGAGATAGGGAAGGAAACGGGGGTATTATCAATGTACCTAGCGACATTGATTTACTTGGTACTACGCTAGGAACTGGGCTAGCATTTGGTAAACCTTCTTTGATATAGAAGTTACTATTTCTATCAACAATAATACGATCAGCACGGGGCATAAAATATGTGATATCTGCTTCAAATACTTCGTTAGGAGCAGGAAAATACACTGATCCAGTTATTGTATGAGTATTTGCAGGATCAATAGAAGCAGTTGCCACTGTCACTGCACCGGTATTAGCAGTGGCAGCTACAACAGGTCTAAAATCAACTACATCTCTTAAACTTGATACAGAACCTGTTTTGGGAGATAGGAAGTTAGGTATATCATATGTTCTAATTTTATTAGCAGGTAGTGTTGCAGTAGTATCATCCACAGGATATGAGTTTGTGCTTATATAATAACCAGAACCATGTGTGAATAAATCAACACGTACTAACAAACAGTTGCTATTTGTTATAGAGATAGCGCTACCAGGCTTGAGCTTTAGTTGGGATAAGCCGTATATATTATCTGTCTGTCCATCAACTAATTGGAAGCTCGAAGCATAATTTGTTGAAGTATTAGAGTATGTGTTACTTGTCCCAACGTAAACAGCCTTGAGATTAAATACGTCAGGAATACCAAGTGACCATGGTCCTCTATTGTTGGCTGTAATACTGGTTGTAGATAGTTTAATATAAACATCTTTAACAACTGTCTTAGCTTTGTGGATAATATTTGATCCTGGAGATACCTTGACATTGTGGACAACAGACACAGCTGCACTTGCAGCTATTCCAGTACCCAAACTAATGGTTGCTGTGTTACCCTGAGCACCAATCGTGATAGAAGCACCTGCCCTATCCAGTCTAACAGGAATGTTAGCTGGGTAAGCTAAAGATATATTACCCGATGCTGTAATAGCACTACTCAAAGTCATATTAGTAGCGTTAGTAATTGATGTTACACGCACAATAGTTGTATTAGTTGAGAATTGAATATAATCACCAACCTCTAGAGCTGTTGCAAACGATGTTCCAGTTCCAGTTGTTACATTTCCAGATACTGTTGCAGATCCAGCAAGATTTACTGTACTAACAGCATTGACTGTTGGAATTACAATGAAGTCTTGCTCTTGGACTGTATTGAGGGTGCTGCCAGCTGTATAAGGGAAATAGTCGTACGTTCCAGATAACTGGATAGTGGTATTTCCACCGGTGCTAAACGAATTAGCCGTAACAGTTCTATAAATAAAGTCAGCATTGGATATAGCACTCACTGCGGTATAACCAGTTTGGAATACCATGGTATCATATGTAGTATCATTCAACGATACTCTTGACAAAGCTTGGAAGAATAAGTCAGCAACCGCACCGGTCTTCTGGATACTTCTCACACTTGAGAATCTATAACTTGCTGACATTACTATATCAAATAAGTATAATCTATACTGACAACCTGGAGTACCAACAGTACCAGAATGATATTCTATTGATCTAATCTTAGCTGTACCAATAATTGATCCAGGAGATGTTGATGATCCACCTATATTATCAGTAACATCCGTAGCAGCAGTATTTCTTAAATTTACTGTATCTCCATTTACGAACCCAAACACACCATGCACCTGTGAAACTAAAGCATAGTTACCATAGTTAGTAACGATTGATTGTTGTATGCCTGTTCTCGTATCAGTACCCTGACGAACATTTAATCTAATTGCATCATTTAGTTCTACTCTTTGACCATCTACGTAACCGACACCAGCGCTTATCACAGCCTTCAAATGTGTAGTATTACCAGTGATCTCTTCAGTATTGATAGTAAACGGCATTACAACATAATCACCACTCTCCTCAGCGGTGCGCTGTGCTAACTTCTTATCAATAGAATTAAACTCTGTTTCTGTTCTTCTCTTCGATACATTACCATTCTCAAACTCAATTAACTTAAAGAACTCTGTATTAGCAGCTGCATCTACCTTTGATAACACTTGCAGAGTTGGTGTTAATTTAAGTCTGTTAGCACCTGGTGCAGTGTAATTTGAATATCCCTGAGCATTATCAAGAAGTGTTGAATCTAAAGAATTATTTACTATTGATTCTTCTGTATAGAAACCTAATACAACATTATTTGGTGTCCTACTAAAGTTATCAACTATAATTGTTTGTTGATCTACTCTGACGAAATGACCTTTTTGGTAGATAATACCATCACTAATAGTAACAGCAGTGCCAGTACCAACAGGGTTAGTAGATGTACTTGTACCTGTTGTATTACTATTTGCTGAGAATGATCCATTACATACAGTAACTTGTGCTTCATAGTTAATAGCAAGTAAGTTAGCACTTGATCCAGTTGATGTATTAACAGTTATTGTAGGGGTAGTTATGTAGCCATTACCGAATGCAGAGAAAGTAATTGCTTTGATTGTTCCGTTGGAATATGTTGTGACATTTGCTTCAGCACCCGTACCACTTCCTCCAGTAAAAATAAGGAAGTCCGAGTTATCGTATAAAGTACCACCGTTAGTTATGGTGACACCAGTTAAACGGTAATCCTGATTGTATAGTGTTATTGTTTCGTTATTTGCAAAAGCTTTTTTCTGATTTGAACCAGTATTCAAATACTTGACAAATAGTAGATTTGTAACGGGATCTTGAGATTCAAGACCATTAACTGCATTAACCACAATAGCCTGTAAGTTAGAAGATGTATCTACAGCATAAAGATTAGCGTAATCAGAAGGTAGTGCTGGAAGACCATCAACTTTTAAATCATTAATCTTAATATAGGTGTAATTATAATCATACGAAAAGGTACAACCCTTAATGATTGTACCTTGCTTGTAGATATTGTCGCCAAAACGCTCGACCTGATTTTGAAGGATCGTCTGGAGCTGAGTTAACTCTCTAGCCTGGATAGGCACAGCCGGTCTGAAAAGAATTCTATGAAAGTTTTTATCTTCACTGTAATCATCGAAGTAAGGTGTTACATTAAAGTTTGTGTCGAGTGATGCCATTTAATCCTCTGTTAAAAATCAAGTACTAATTTGATTGTTTCTGTTTGCCCAGCAGTTTTGGTAATTGGAGAGAAGTTTTCAAGATATAAAATATTACCCGATCCATCTATAATATCCGGTCCAGCAGTATTTGTAACAAGGAATCGCGCATCCGACTCGTCACCCAACACGAAACGACTTGTATCTGGATCCGTGATACTGATAATTCCTTTTTTATTTACAACTCTTAAAACAGTATTGTTTGAACTGTAGTAATATCCATTACCGCCGTTTGCTTGAGTAATCAATTCATCCTCAGCAAAATTCTGTGCTGTCTGTAAAGAACCGGTTAATCTTACAGTTTGATCAAAGTAAGTACCTGGTTGAGATACGGAGTCAACAACAGCTGTATATCCTGACGCTTCACCTGTAACTAATCCCAGCGTACTATTTCCCTGCTGGAAAAACCCATGAACATTTGCTAGGACTAGCTGACCAGCGCTGAATGATACAACCGTACCATTCGCCACAGCTTGTTTATTTGTATTTAGCGTCGCAATTCCAGTTGCTGTTTCACCAATCAAATTATGTCCAGTCTGAGTAAGACCTTTTGTAAGATTTATTGCTGTCCCGTTAAGGGTGGAAGATAACTTTATACCTGTTGAATTTGCTTGTACAACATAATATGATGTGTTATTGGCTAATCCACTGATGACGGTATTACCAGTAGATGTACGATAAGTTACTATACTATTATTTTGGAATACATTGTTTGCAAGCGTAATGAACTCATCAGTATCATTGACATTAGTATTGGCGTTAAATGTGATAGCAGTAGGAGGACCAAAAGTTATAGTTGGTAGCAAATATCCTGACCCACTATCAGTAACTCTTACAGAAGCAATTTTACCAGTAGAGTTAGCTATACCAAAAGCAGTTGCAAGGTTACTACTTACGCCACCAATGACAATGGCTGCGTTTGAAGTATATCCAGAACCTGGATTTACAACAACTACTTCAGAGATGGGAGAACCAAGATACTGAGTAATAGTCTCTCCTGTTTCAAAACCACCAGAGTTATTACTGATTGATAGATCAGCTCTCGTAAAGTTTGGATCACTAAGAATACCTACAACTCTAAAGTCATTCTCATCTATAATTTTACCATCAGATGCTCCACTATCAAATTTAGCACTTACACATATAGAATGACATCCTAACTCTGCAGCTGCGTTGCTACCATGACCACCTCTAGGACTAATAATCACAGTTGCCGCAGCACCGCCATCCAATCCACCTGTATTGCCACTAAATGTTACGCTAGCGTATGTATAGAATTCACCTCTATCCGTAATTTCAATTGAGTGTATTCCCTTAGTTGTAGTATTTACAACTGCACGCGCAAGAGCTCCGGATCCATCTCCTGTAATAGTAACAAGTGGAGATATCACATATGATGAATCCGTTGTTGGCTCCACATCGAATTGTGTTTCTACTGTCACAACTCTTACTGTACCTGATACAGTATATCCAGTAATCTTTCTTTGTTGACCAGCTCCCACTCCAGCAGTTATCTTCAGTGCACTCATATTATAAAAGTTAGCGTTTGAAGAAGCTGTGGAAGGATCTATTGAAAAGGATCTTGGATTACCAAAAGTTGCAATCTCTTGGAAAGTTCCACTAGAGGTGGCAATGTAGTTATTTCCTGAGCTAGTAATCTCAATATTCTCTATACCACCATTGACAGCGTTGGCTACAACATTAGCATCTGGATATACTGGAATAAAATCAGCAGTTGCAAACTTATCAAAATTTGCTGGAGTGATAGAATACATATACTTCCACTGATAACCATCAGCTGAGAAATAAAAGTCATCTCCTGCCGATGTCTCAGTCAAACTTGGAGCTATAGTTGAACTGGCTCCTTTATTATTATCAAGACACTTAAAGACATTGTAAGCAGAACCTTCATCAACAACAACATAGAACGCCTTATCTTTTAGATTAGTGGCAGTGTGAGTATACTTAGTATATACTGTGCCAGTCACCCAATCGTATCTAGGAACAACTCTAATAACGTCGTTTGCAGTAACGCGTCGTCCGTATAACATATTATCATAACTATCAACCAATACTGTTTGAGTATTATCCTGAATCTCAGGTGGGTTGTTGTCATCACTAAAAGGAAGAGGTGCACCTATAAAACAGTAGTAGATGTTGAAGTTTTCTTCTGTGAAAGATTCTATGAAGTGCTCGATACTGAACAACCTCATGTTATTTGTAATTAGTAAGCTCATGTTTCTATAGTTACACCGGTAGTTGTAATAGACAAGTTAGCAGTGGTTGTTTTAATCATTGATCCAAACAACTTAGTTCCTGCCATGTGAGTTAGTTTTTTGAGGGTGTCTCTGTACAGTTCAAGAGGCAGAGCTGATTTTACCTGATACGAATAGAATTGGTAGAAATCACCATCATGGATGTATTTATCGCTGTTTAAAAAGCCTCTTGTAGATTTAAAGTATCCCTCACCAACACCCTGATTAATTAGGTTAACAGTAGCTTCTGCAACTATTTCTGTTGTTTCTTTTCTAATTATAACAATCTCATCTTGCTCGTATGCAAGACCGGAATTGACAATTGTTATGTCTGTTATTGCACCAGTTGCTACACCTGCGTAAGCATTTACAATACCGTTATTACCAACGAATAGTGTGTTAGCATCGTTAACAATAAATCTAGCGTTAGCTGATGCACCTGATATTTGTCCACCAAACCTGACACCTTCTTTGAAAGTAGCGCTAAGTGTGATAGGTCGTATAGTCATGAAAGTACTGTCAGCGTTAATAATACTACCACGTGCAATCTTCAAAAAGGTATTTGAAATTGCAGTGTTTACGAAGTAGAACAAATCAGAAGGAATGTTTCTTACGGCGTTGTTGACCTTGAATAGAGTATTGGAACCTGTGATTAGTACTGAGTTAGAAGAAAGTGTTAGTACTGTGTTATTTGTGATACTTGATACTCTATATACAGCACCGTTTCCAGAGAACTTGATGAAGTCATTAGCTGCAACTTCTGTTGTGAAAGACGTACCAGTACCATTGACTTGTGGGCTTGTGAGGTTAGATGTTACAGTTCCTGTTAGAACAGTACTAAGAGTGGAGTTAACAAAAGGTACATTAGTTTCTACTCTAACAAAGGATGTATTTGACTGAACAATATTTGCGTATATATCACCAGATCCAGTATTCTGTACCATTATCTCAAAAGCCGATGGTGCCAATGCTGATCCAGAAATCCTCATATCAAAACAGTTAGAAGATACTTCCTGAGTTACATCCTCAGCTGCAACAAAGGTTCCATTCTGAGTATCAATTTGGATACGTTGATCGCGGAGCTCATACTTGTATGTGAATGGGTCTCTTAGCAAAACAAAAGGATTGATGTTATAATTAGAACCAGGGTTAATTCCTGTGATGGATTTAATAAAACCAATCTCATAAGGCACTCTTGTTAAAGCATATATGATGATGGTAGATATATTTGCTGTTGGTAATTTAGGAAGACCAAAAGATGTAGAATTCAATGATACATTAAGGTAATCAGCAATTAAGTCTGTATTAATAACAATAGAGTCTTCTGTCTCTATCGGACCAATCTCGTATCCAGCACCGGAACCCCTACCAACAGTTGATACATTTGCAGTCACTCCAGATACAGACCCATAGAGATAGTTATATCCATTTGCAGAGAATGAATTAACGTTGCTATAGACACCCAATCTTGTATTAGTTGATCCTAGCACAGAAGCAGTGGCCGATACGTTTGTAACCAGCGTTATGACTGCATTAGTATCAACTATACTTGTTGCACCTGTAAAACTACCTGACTCAACAATAACCATAACACTACCATTAGCTAAAGAAGCATCATTAGCAAAAACATCTGGACCGTTTGTGGTCAATGTAAGTGTACTATCATTTTGAACAGTACTAACTTGGAAAGTGGCTGTACAAGCTTGAAATTTAATAAAATTATTGTTGGCTATCTCACCTGTAAACGATGTCTGTAAACCCGTTACTACATTGGATGTTGAGTTAGCAGATAATCTTCCAGTAATCGTCTTTTGTGTTTTACCAAGTACTCTACCGGTTGCAACATTGGCAGTAGAGTTAGCACCAACAACTAATCCACCAAACGCAAAGTTAACAGACGAGTTATTGAAAGCTATGTTAGACATTGGCTGAATAACCGTCTCGAACTCATAGAAGTCTCTGATATCTGAGTTGGCAGATGCTTTATTTTCAATACCTAGTGTTAGATTAGCAGTAGTTGTTTGAGTATTTGAACCATAACAGGTTCCACCATACAACAAAGTAAATCTGACCTTGCCAGAGGCAATTTCCGTACCGTCAATTCGTGCCTTACCCAATTTACCTTTTCTATTAGATATTACATCAACAATATCACCTATCTCAAAATCTTGACCCTGGTTAATAATATCAACACTAGTCATTGATCCAATAACAAACGGACAATCAGATAAGTTACCATCACTTGATATGATTTCATTAAACAGGAAATTACCTTTGACTGCTGAGAGATATAATATATCGAAGAATCTTCCGGAAACAGATCGTCTACCAACACTCTCTACAAATGCTGTGGCACCGGAAGTAGATCCAGTAATAAACTGATTGAGGAAACTACTTGTTTTAGATGATAGTGAAACTTCAAGATAAACAGGAACATAATACTCACCATCTGA